GTGATTTGTTGTCCTGACCTTTCAGTAATATCTTGTTGCATTTTGGCAATTGCAATTTGGTCTTGAATCTTAGTTTTAGCCCCTGCGAAATCGGAAGCTAAACGCCTTAATGCTTGTGTTTCTTCTGTATCAATAAATCTGTCTATTTGGTCATTATAGGCTTTCATTGCAGATTCGGCCGCCTTTAATTCGGTTGCTGATTCTTTAACCCCTACAATCATTTCCATTATTTTAGGACTGAATACGGTTAAAGCTGTAATTCCTAAAGATAAAGCTGTCTGCCAACTAAAAACCGCGCCTGCAACTTGACTAAATACACTTTGTACTGGTTGCCCCGTTGCGGCTAATTCTAAATTAGCGCGTTTAATATTTTGGATCTGGTCTACAAACATTGGGATATTGTTTGAAACTGCCATAAATCCAGTTTGAACTGAATAAGTAAAGGCAGGCATTTCTCTAGTAATTTGATTAATAGAGTGACCTAACATATTGAATTGGCCCGTGGCTTTCTGAACGTTGTTACTGCTCATATTAGCCCCTGCAATTTGCGCCCTTATATCGTTTAGCTCATTTCCATAGATTTGAGCCATTGAGGCTGCTTGTTTGAAAGCCTCACTATCTGTTCCTAAGTGAGAAGCTAATATTAAAGCATCTTTTGAAGTTGCCCTATACGCTTGTCCAACGTCCTTAAAATTATTTGTAGTTAATCTAGCAACGGAAGCAGATACAGCCGTCATATCCTTACCGCCTTTTTCCAAAGTTGATACGGCCGTCTTAATCCCCTCTTGGAGGTCTTTAATATCTGCGCCTACTTGAATACTAATTTGGTTCGCCATGTCTTTTTGCTATATCTTTTGCTAGTTCTAAAATATCTTTGTTTTCCTCACTAAAGGACTTATCCCACGGCAAAGGCATTAGTTTTTTTGGTGTTAAATTACTGCCTTTTTTTGAATGTGGGCTTAACATCCAAGATCCTAAAATTCTTAACCTTTCCCATTCGCTTTTTTGCCTCTCAAATTCTAAATCATTAAACCCTTTTAACGCTTTAAAAAAGTAGTCTGGGGTTGATTTAAAAAACTTCTTTTCACTCCACCCTAATCTACCATAAGCCAAACACTCTAAACTTTCTATTGTGCTTGGCTCGTTTCGTTTGGGGGGAAATAATCTTTCATTTGCTTGCCGTATTCAGTAGCAATACTCAAAACGGTTTTAAAATCTTCTTTATCTAGGATATTCTCAATTTCCTCTATTGATAAAGCACCGCCTGCATGCTTGTTACCTACATGAGCGATAATAGCTATTTTGCTAAAATCACTTGCAAGTGTTCCGATATCTTCAAGTTTGTATTTGGTTAATTCGATTAATTCATTGATAGCTTTAAAGCTAAATTTCATTTCTATTGTTGTCATATATGTATTGAAAGTTTAAAATCTAATGCTGTTATATAAAGTCCAGTTTTGTAAGAATAGTTATCAAAATATTCAGCTTTTGAATCAAAGCGGCACCAATCTATTAAAACGCCGTTTGCATCGACATTGTGAACATTACCTAAAACACTTCTTACTAATTCGCCTATTTCGTTGGCGTTCTTTCGAGTATCTGAAGCGATTGTGACTTGTACGCGTTCTATGTCAAGTTTTGAAGCACCATTTAAACCTAAAGTATTATTTGGGATGGTAGATATAGTCTGAATAATAATAGCAGGTCTAGGAGTTGTTTGAAGCGATACATCAGGAAATATCCTACCATTTACCGCCCCCGTTGTTGCTACATCATTATTAAGTAAATAGAAAACTGCTATACCTGCGCTCATTTTATTGCAAATCCTTTTCTTTGTGCTTGTTGAATAATTGCCTTAACTAAACCTTTTTCCATGCCCCTTAAAACTTCGTTTTCTTTTTCATCTTTGCTTCGCCTTATGGTTCCCGTTGGTTTGATTCGGTAACCGCTTTTTGTTGCGAAATTTCCATATTTACGGCCTCGAATAGTTTTACCCTGGCCTTTAATTGGGTAAGATGAATAAGGCACTCCATATTCTAAGAAATGAGCATGATTACCACCACCTGCGCCATATCTCGGACCAATGTAGTAAGTAAAGTACGGATCATCTGCGCCTTTTCTATTTCGTTTAAACGCTTCAATCGAATTAATTAACCTACCCGTTACTTTATGGCCCTCTTTTGCATAGTTTTCTTTGATACGATTTACCAAAGGCATTGCACTAGATTTAACGGCCTTATCAATTTCGGCTAAAGGTATTAAATTTTCCTCAGATAATTTCTTTACTACCTCACTAATCCCGTTTAGTTTAAACGATATCATTGTCCTTACTTACTCCTTGAATGGTGATGTAGTTTTTGTATTCATCTTCACTTACCGATGTGATAGAGAAAGTCATTCCTTTGTAAACTACTTCCATAGTTTCTACAATAGTAACGCCTTGCGCTCTTATCTTGAATTCGGCATATCTTCGCGCTGTTCGTTCCTTTGATTCTGTAACCTCTGAACCATTCAATGAGCGATAAGAAGCCCAAACAGTAGCATAAGAAACGTAAGAAGATATAGGCTGTCCGTATTCATCTTTCGACGAATTACTAACAGCCATTATCTCAATTCTTTCTCTTAGCTTACCTATCGCAACACCCATTATACTTTAGTTCTTACTCCAGTACATTGAATTGAACAACTGATTGTTTCTGCGTCACCCTCTGGAGCTGTACGCCCTAAGTTAGAAATATAAGCGTTATAAGAGTAGGTTGAACCAGTCGAACCACCAAACAAAGCAACTACTAAAGTACCTGCGTTTTGTGCTGTTTCTAATAGGTCGTAACCTGCTGTTGAGCTTATTGTTTCATCAAACAATCCCTCAAAACTCATTACCGCGCTTCTATCGCCAGGCAAAAAAGCCCTATCTCCGCCGCTTGATTTTGAAGTTACATCTACCATGTCAGAAGTTTTCTCAAACCCTGCTGATTTACCATAAGCGACAATCACGCCGCCTATCTTTATTACCGTTGCTGTTCCTAATTGTGGCATATCTGTATTTATTTATCTATTGCACATAAAATATTTGTCGCTGTTGTACCAGTTGCAAAAACCTTTTTAATTTGGTACGGGAATGGGCCAACTGGCACCGCTTTAAACAATACTGCGCCACCTACTCCAGTAGTCACTGCGCTGTCTGTATCTGCGTGGGCTTGAGGTAATGCGACAACATCACCACTAACTCCAATATATAGAGTTCCGAATGTCCTAGCCCCTTGAAAATCGGTTATATAAGCTGTATTGCTTGCTGTTACGGCTACGACCGTATCTGGAATTGTTTTTATCATTTTAATTAGTTGTTAAAGGGGTAAAAAATTAGCTTATAAGCTGAAATTAATGCATCGTAACCCATTGGAAGCTCTTTCATGTTTCCTATTGTTACCGCTTCTCTATGTTCGTACCAATGGCCTATTAAAAGGTGCATGGCTAGTTTTAGTTCTTGAGGTACTGCCGCCGCATTTGTATATCCGCTTGTAAATTGAATTTCAAAAGCGTTCATTTGCTTGTTGATAGTCGGCATTTCAGTTATCTCAATTATTGCAGGTTCATTTAATAAGTTAGTTTGATAACTACCAGTTGAAAGAGTTTGCTGAACCACGTTAATATCAAAATACTTAATATGTGATATTGCTGTGATAGGTGTTTTAGTTAATCCGGTAAATGTTTTTACTTCGTTGTAATCTAAAGAGAGTTTCCAAGTTTGAGGCATTAATGAACACCAAGTATCGCTTTCCACTTGTTTACGAGCCGCAACTATCAAAGTAGTGATTAAGCTATCTTCTACGCTATTATCTACGCGCAAATATAACTTAGCCTCTTCTAAGGTAATTGGTTCGCTTGTTGGTGCCGTTACTAGGTAGTAATTCATTATTTACTCTTTTTTGGTTTCTCTGGTGATTCTACAATTTGCTTTTCTGGTATTTCTTTTTCACCAATAAAAACAGCATAACCCGCCTCAACTAAAACATTCGCTTGGCCCTCGTTTATTTCGGCCTCTGAACCGATTTGATAAGCTAAATTAAAAGCTCCAACGGGTGATTTAATAAATTTAATTTTTCTCATGATTTTGTTTTAAAGGGGAGAGCCGAAACCCTCCCCAATTAACCTATGACAACAAGTACTATGTAGTTGTTAAGTCTAAAATTGAACCCAACGCATTAGGCTGCAAAATTGTACTATCAACATACTGATTCAAAGTATAGTTAATAGTTGCAGTTCTTGCAGATGTGTAAGGGTCAACAACTAAATCAATAACTCCGAATTGTCCTACAACAACCTGGCTGAAATCTCCAAATACCATAGCTGAACATACGCCAGTAGTCGAACCTTTGTCTAAATCGCTTGGCACGTTGGCAGTTGAAAGAGTATCGTAACCGTCAATTACTCCCATTTGTGACTGGAATAATCCGTTATAACCCATTACAAAAGCTCCTGAACCTGAATCCAACTCAGTTTGCTTCAACTTAGATTTAAGTTTTGGATTGATTAAGAACTTACGTCTAGCATTTCTACCGTCTGAAGTTTCAACCAATGCAATTAATTCTAAAATCTTAGCGTAACTTGGTGCGCTTCCGTTTGTTCCCATTGAAACAATTTGAGTAATCAAATCAAGCATACCATTAGGCTCAGTTGAACCGCCAGCGCCATTGATTACACCTTGCTCCAATTTTTGCTCCAATGACATCATCATATTTCTCAATAAGAAAGTGTCAATACTTGGGTTTGTTTGCATTAATAAACGCTTAGAAACGTTTGAAGCTGCATACAACAATTTAGGAGTTAATGAACGTACCGCAGTAGTTGGGTCGCTTGGTGTTTGTGTTCCTACCTCACTTGAAGCCCAACCAGAAGTTACCGAAGCGGTAAAACCTCTTAAATCTACGTTACTAGATAATCCAGTCATATACTGAACACCTAATTCGCGTAATACGGTAGCATTAAACAACGCCTCGAAGAATCCTACTTTGTCAGTTTGTACGAAATTACCTCCCGCAGTTGCTGAACTTGTAACCATTGTACGTTTTTCTGCAAGTACGTTTAAAACTTGTTCCGGCAATTGGAATGAGCGTTGGTCTGCACCCGCGTTCAATACTTCACGCTCAAAACCTGCATCTACATTTCTAAACTCAGGGTCGCCATGAGCCGAAACAATCAACTTACCTAAAGAGAAATTTCTCAATTCCTTTTCTTCGCCTGAGTTGTTACGAACTGCACCATTTGAACCTGCTTTTTTAGCTGCTTCTTGAGCTGCTCTAGCTTCTTCGCCCTCAACCATTAATTGAGTTTCGATAGCTTTGTTTAAGCTGTCACGTTGCTCAAATAAAGAGATTAACTCGTCATTTTGCGCGTCTGTTCTTGCTTCTGTTTTTGAAAGCTCTTCTATTTTAGTTAATAACGAGCCTCTTTCTTCTTTTAGTTGTTTTGAAGTTTTCATTTTTTAAGTGATTTGATTTTAATGTCTAATATTGATAATCCTCTTTCCTCTTTTACTGGTTTAAGGCTTCTACTTTTTAATTCAACTGTTGCTTGCATATAAGCAGGATTTAAAACGGGTGCAACGTCATGTATTTTCCCGAACTTGGTAATATTTCTAAGTTCGTATTGGTAGCCGTTTTCTTCTTTATAGTTTTCAGTCCAAGTACTTGTTGCATCGCTAAACTCAAAACTTGAACCTCTAACTATACCTAATCTAATATTTTCAGCGCACTTTTCGCCATCTTCATTCATAGCCCTAAAGCTATATTTTAGGCCGCGTTCATCTACCATTAAAGAAAGATTATTTACGCTGCCAACTCTTGCAAGTGGGTAATTTGGATCGTGATTAAATTTAGCTACTACATCGCTCATATCAGCACCTACCAATGCGCTTCTATCAATCTTTTCATACCATCCCCAACCACGGCCGCCAATGAATGTTTCTACGTCATAAAGTAAAGCGTAACCCTCAATAATCGGGTATTCTTTTTCGCCTTCCATTTCTGAACGCAACTCTACATTGCCAGTAATACTTCTTATTTCCTTTTCCATTACTTAATATTATTATTTACGTTTCCGCTTCCGCTTCCGTCAACACTAGCTAAATCAATTTTGCTAGGGTCCATTGTTTTACTTTGCCAAAATTCCTTAACCTCGTTACTTATAATCATGTTGCCAGGTAAATAAGTTAAGTTCAATTCCTCTTGTTCGATTGTATTTAAATCAAACATTCTTCTACCTTCATTTGGGGTTAAAGCTCCAATCATGAACATAGTTTTTGCCCTACGTTCCTGAGCTTGTGAATCTCCTTTTAATAACATGAAAGTATCAAAGTGAGGTACTAAAAAATACTTTTCGTTCTCCTTTAAAAGTTTGGCCCTAATTTCTTGCTCTAACCTAACAATCCAAGGCATTAAACAATCGTTTACATACGCTATCTCTTGAGCCTCGGTAGTTGCTGATGTATCTTTTTGCAGTTTAAATAATGGCATCCTAAACCAACGAGCAATA